ACGCGCAAGCTCACCGCCGCCACCGTGGGCGGTGGCACCCTGGGCGGCGCCGTGGCCCAGTTGACCATCGTCGGCATCGAGCACCTCACCGGTGCACCCATGGACGCCGCCACCGCCGGCGCCGTGGCCACCCTGGTGGTAGCCCTGGTGGGCCTGGTGTCCGGCTGGCTCGTGCGCGAGCGCGTGCCAGGGTAGCCGCGTGGACATGAGCATGGGGGCGTGGACGCTTGCAGTGTCGGTGCTGGCCGCCGGGGCGGGCCTGGGATACCTGATCCAGGGGACGATCCGGCAGATCATCGACCGCATGGACTCGCAAAGTGAGCGCCTGATGGACCACGTCGATCAGCGGTTCTCCGAGTCGGAAGGCCGACGCGCAGAGCAGACCGCCCTATGGGCCGAGCGCCTGAGCGAGCGCGACAGGCGTATGGATGAGATCACCAGCCGCATGCAGGAGGCGCAGCGCGAGCATCCGCAGATCCGCACGGAGATCGCCGCCCTCGCGCGCCGGGTGGACGACCAACGCGAGCACATCGCGGCCAACTTTGTCCCGCGCGAGACCTGGCTCGAGCACGTCGGCGGGATCAGCATCAAGCTCGACCGCCTGAAGACAGAGATCGACCGATTGACGCAAGCCATCCAGAGGCATCCGACCAGTGATTGACATCGCCGACGCCCGCGCCCGCCTGCGCCGCGCAGCCATCCGCCGCGCGCTCTATGCCGTGTGGCCGCGCCCGCTCGGCCCGGGCCTGATCTGCGAGTCCCTGCCGGCGGACATCGCGCCCATAGGCGACGAGCTTGGCCGCGACCTCTACTACCTGAGCGATCGCGGCCAGGTGCAGGTGATCCCCGGCGGCCTCGCGCCGCTCTACCGCCTCACCGCCGACGGCGTAGACCGCGTGGAGCGCGACCAGGCGCACAGCCTCGACCTTGCCCGCGCCGCGCGCATGCTGCGCCTGCGCGTGCTGCAGGCCCTGAACTGGGGCGGCCCCGCGCCCATGGGCGCCAGCCTGATCAGCGTCGCGCTGACCGAAGACGCAGACCTGGACCTCTCTGAGCCCAGCATCCGCCGCGCCGCCTATTACCTGGTGGAGCGCCACCTCGCGGCAGTCGACGCCGACGGCCTGCTCTGGCGCATCACCGCCGACGGCGTGGACTACCTCGCCGGCGACGGCGACGGCATCGAGGGCGTGGCCCGCCCGGCCGGGTGGTAAGCGTGCCCCCCGCGCCCATCATCCCTCGCCTGCCTTCAGAGATCCGCGCCTGGCTCGACCAGGAGCTGGCGGCCCGCGGCTTCGGCGGCTACGAGGAAGTCACCGGCCTGCTCAACGGCAAGCTCGCCGAGCACGGCATGGAGCTCAGCCTCAGCATGCCCACCGTGGGCCGCTACGGGCTCGACCTCAAGCGCAAGATCGAGCGCATCCGCGCCGCCACCGCAGCGGCGACGGCGATCGCCTCCGCAGCGCCCGACGACGAGGCCCAGCAGTCCGCGGCCGTCACCAGCCTGCTCTCCACCGAGATGTTCGAGCGCCTCCTCGAGCTCGAGGACTCCCACGCCGAAGCCGATCCGGTCGACCGCATCGAGCTGATCTCGAAAGCGGCAAGAGCCCACGCCGACCTCACCCGTGCCAGCATCGCCCAGCGCAAATGGGCCGCGGAGGTGCGCCGCCAGACCCTCGCGGAAGTGGCCGAGCGCGTCGACGCCGCCGCCCAAGCCCGCGGCCTGTCTGCCGAGGATGCGCGGTTCTGGCGCGAGCAAGTGCTGATGGGTGTCTGACGTGACCGCCCCCGCGCCGCTCCCAGACACCGAGCGCCTGATCGACTGGGGCGAGCTGCCCGAGCGCGCGCGCGACATCCCGGACGACTTCGACCCCACGCGCGAGGGTGTCTTGATGGCGCACCAGACCGCGTGGATCAGGACGCAGCAGGGCTTAGACATCGCGGTCTGCGAGAAGGGCAGACGCACCGGGATCACCTTCGCCCAGGCGCTCGACGACACCATCACCGCCGCGACCGCGAAGGACGCCGGCGGCGACAACATCTGGTACATGGCCGACACCCGCGAGAAGGGCCTCGAATATATCGGATACGTCGGCAAGTTCGCCCGTGTGGTGGCCCGCGGCACCGCCACGGCGATCGAGCAGCACATCTTCTACGACCAGACACCCGAGGGCGACAGCCGAGAGATCCAGGCGTTTCGGGTGCGCTTCGCCAGCGGCCACCGGGTGACGGCGCTCTCCAGCCGCCCGGAGAACATCCACGGCTTGCAGGGGCGGGTGAACATCGACGAGGCTGCGCTGCATAAGAACGTGCGCAGCGTGCTCGAGTCCGCGACCGCCCTGCTGATCTGGGGCGGGCGCATCCGCGTGTGGAGCACCCACCGGGGCAAGGCGAACGCCTTCAACGAGCTGCTTATGGATGTGCGCGCCGGGCGCTATGGCGGCAAGGCCGCAGCGATCCGCATCACATTCGACGACGCGGTGGAAAACGGGCTCTATGAGCGGGTGTGCGCGATGCAGCGCCGCCCGGTCACCGCAGAGGGTAAGCGCGACTGGTACGCGGCCATCCGCTCCGCCTACGGCCCGCGACAGGCCGCGATGCGCGAGGAGCTGGACGCCATCCCGCGCGACGGATCTGGCACCGCCATCCCAACGGTTTGGATCGAGCGCGCGATGCCGGAGGTTCGCCCGCTGCTGCGCCTGCACCACGGGGACGACTTCCCGCGGCTGTCCGAGGAGCACCGCAAGAGCGTGACCCAGGCCTGGGTCGAGCGCGAGCTCGGGCCGCTGGTGCGCGCCCTGGTCGCCGCCATTCCGGCCGGGACCGGGCGCGTCGCCGTCGGGATGGACTACGCCCGGCATCGCCACTTCAGCGCCATTATCCCCGCCATCGTCGGCGGCGATCTGCGCCGCACCGTGCCCTTTGTGCTGGAGCTCAACAACGTGCCCACCCGCCAACAGGAGCAGGTGCTTTGGTATCTGCTCGACGCCCTGCGCGACAGCCGGCGGCCGTGGACCTTCGCCGGGGATGCCAGCGGCCCCGGCCAGACCCTGATGGAGTACACCGCCGACCGCTACGGCGCCGCCCTGCCGCATCCTGACAGGCCGGACGACTACATCGGCGGGCCGGTGCACCAGGTGGTGCTGTCGCGCGCGTGGTACGGCGCCCACATGCCGCGTTACATCGCCCTTTTTGAGGACGGATTCATCACCCTGCCGCGAGATGCCAATATCGAGGAAGACCACCGGGCCGTCGAGTTCGTGGACGGCATCCCGATGCTGCCCAAGCTCGAGCGCGCGGACCTGAAAGAGCCTGAGCTGGTGCGCCACGGTGATACGGCCATCGCCGGGGCACTGATGGAGTTCGCCGCCGCGCACCCTGTCTGGGCGCCGGACCTCAACGCCATCGAGCACGCCGGCCTCACCATCCCCGCCGGGCTCGGGCTGATGCCGGGCGGCGTGGTGCCGCTCACCCGTGCCGGCTGGGGCGGGGTCCCCAGCGGCCTACCGGATTACTGACCATGCCCTATCAGGAGCGCCCCAGCGGCCTACTCGTCCCCAGCGCCGACGCCATCCGCGCCCGTCCGGTCATGCGCGAGCTGGCGCCGATCTCCGGCGGGCTCGACATCACCCGCGGCCTGGTGGACAGCCTGCCGCTGCTCGACCCCCAGGATAGCCTGCGCAGCCGCTCCAGCGGCCCGCACCACCTGGACCTCTATGCGGAGGTGCTCGACGACTGGCAGGTGTGGAGCGCGCTGCAAGCCAGGCGCAATGCTGTGTGCGCCACCGAGTGGGAGGTGATCCCCGGCGGCGGCAAGCGGCGCGACAAGGCCGCTGCCGACCTGATCCAGTCCATCGTCGACGGCATCGCCTGGGACCAGATCACCGCCCAGATGTGGATGGGTATTTGCCACGGCTGCGCCTATGGCGAGATCCTATGGCAGCGCGACGGCGCCCATGTGGTGCCGGGCGACATCCGCGTACGCGACCCGCGCCGCTTCGCCTGGCGGCCCGACGGCACCCTGGTGCTGCTGACCGTCACCGACAGTTTCTACGGCGAGCCCATGCCGGACCGCAAGTTCTGGGCCTATTCCACCGGACCGGTGCACGGCGACGACCCCTATGGCATCGGCCTGGCCCACTGGTGCTACTGGCCGGTGCAATTCAAACGGGGCAGCGTCAAGCTGATGTTGACAGCCCTGGACAAGTACGCCAGCCCAACCGCCATGGGCCACTTTCCGGCCAGCGCCACCCCGGCGGAAAAGACCAAGCTCCTGCGCGCGCTGGAGGCTATCCGCAGCCAGGCCGCGCTGATTTTGCCCGAGGGCATGACGGCTGAGCTGCTGGCCGCCTCGCGCTCCGGCAGCGCCGACTATCTGGGCGCCCTCCAGTATTGGGACGCCGCCATCTCCAAGCTGATCGGCGGCCACAGCGCGACCCAAGACGCCACCCCCGGCCGCCTGGGCGGAGAGGACATGGGGCGCGACGTGCGCTCCGACCTCGTCACCGCCGACGCCGACCTGCTCAACGCCTCCGCCAACCGCACCTGGGTGCGCTGGGTCACCGAGTGGAGCTACCCCGGCGCCGCGCTGCCAACCCTGTGGCGGCGCATGGAGGAGGACGATGACCTCGGCCAACGCGCCGAGCGCGAACGCAAGATCTTCGACATCGGCTACCGGCCGACCTTGGCGCAGATCGTCGACACCTACGGCGGCGAGTGGGAGCCGGTCGCCGCCGCCGCTCCGGCCGGACCGCCCGCGGGCGACGCGCCCGAGGCGCGCGCGGATAGCGACGGGGATCAGTCCGAGGACGACGACGACGCCGAGACCCCGCCGCCGGCACCCACCGGCGGGTTGGCCGATCGCCTGCGCGCCGCCCTGCGCGCGGCGCTGAGCGCGGCGCCGACGACCGACCTGGCCGCCGGCGAGCCGGCGCTGGACGCGCAGGATCAGATTGACGCCGCCGGGGACACCGACCCCGGCTATCAGGAGGCCATGGATGCCATGTTAGCGCCCATCCTGCAGGCCCTCGAGCAGGGCCTGACGCCCGAGGAGATCCTCGCGCGCATGGACGAGTGGTATGCCGATCTCGACGACACGGCCCTCACCGACTTACTCACCCGCGGGATCGCCGCATCCGATGCAATCGGGCGGATCGAGCAGGACCAGGAGGCCGCGCCATGATCGCCGCCACGCCCTGCGCGCACCTGATCGAAGAAAGCCCGATCCACCAGCGCCCGGTGTGCGAGCTCGGCCGCGCATTCCCGAGCGATTGCGGATCCTGTGCGGCCTATTCGCCCGGCCTGACCGAGCAGGAGCGCACGCGCTGCGAGGTGTGGACCCGCGTCATGGGCTACCACCGCCCGGTGCACGCCTTCAACCCAGGCAAGCGCGCCGAGCACGCCGATCGGCGCTATTACGTCGACCGGCCGGGGGATCTCAGGCCAGCCGAGGTAGTCGCGCCGATGGGCGCCGGCACCCGGCAAGCGGTGGTGATG